AGGGCTGACCGTATGAACGACCAGTACCGCGCCTCGGTCCATGTGTTCCCAGCCCTAGTTCTCGCTACTCGTTGGGGCATCCCATAGCTCTCCTTCTTCTCGTCTAATCCATAAGCATCTGCCTATGTTCTTTAGCCACCCATCTACAACCGCCTCTCGCTGATCGGGACACATTCCAACCTTGTCGTACCCTGTGAGGTACTGATCCCGCACGTAGGTGAACATCTCTTCAGGTGTGTCTAGCTCGTCGAGCGGCTCCAGTATCTTCTTGGTAGCTTTGATACCGACCATGCGATAGAGTCCAGCAATGTTGTCCGTAGCGTCTCCTGTGAGCATCTGCTTGTAGAAGAACGTGTCGGCACTCTCAGGGCTTACCATATAAACCTCCTGTTTCTTCCAGTTGTAATGCCAGCCGGCGATTCCGTTCAGGTCCTTATCCAGCGTGGCTATGCCGTGTCCATGTTGTACGGCACCAATGCCTAGTAGGTCGTCCGCCTCTTCGTTAACCGATACGATAGCTTCCATCTTGTCTATCATGTACTCCTTGATGGCCTGAATGTGGCGAGGCTTCCGAGCGTCCTTACGATTACCTTTGTAAGGATACTCTGGAAGCCCGAAGTCGTTTCGGTAGTTGTCGGAGCCGGTCAGGTAGATTATACCCTTCTCAGCTCCACAACCATCGAGGATGCCCTGCACCATTACCTTTGTAGAATGTAAGGCGAACGCTACAGGGTCATCCTCAGAGGCGAACCCGACACTGTAGCAAATGATGTCTCCATCTATGCCCCAGACGTCAGGCCGTTTCATTAGAGTGCGTCTTCTAGGTCAGCACCGCTAGAGCCCGTCTCAGGCTCCACTAAGCGGTCGATAACCATGAACTGAACGCGAGGTGATACACCAGAGCGACCGCCCATTTTCCACTCGACAGGCTTAAGAGCCGCACGAACTATAGTGCCATACCCTACGCGCTCTGTCATACCTTCGAAGCTGTTACCGTCAACATCCTTAGGTATGATTGGGAACTTAGACTTACAGGTAATGAAGTTACCGCGCTCATACTTATCGCCGTCCTTGTAGCTTACCTTGATGCCAAGCTCTTCTAGCTTCTCTACCGCCGCATCTGACAGATTAGCTAGTTGCACAGTGTACTTACCCGCCATGCTGTCCTCACGCTCAAGGTTAGGGAACGCGATCGTTGCTTTGATTGTTACCGATTGGTTATCCAACATAAGTTATATCCTTAAAAGTTATCCGATTGGTCGGGCTTTGTTAGTACCCACAAACATAATAGGCTGTTTGGCTGTTAGAGTCAATGCGTCTCTGCCCATGTATCACCTATCTGATATTCGCCATCCAGAGGGCACCTCATGTCGAAAGCTCGACCGGCTTGGCGAATAGCATTGCGGAAGATGACGCCGACTCGCTCAGCGTACTCTTCCGGCACTTCCACTTGGAATTCATCGTGAACCTGAGCCACCAGTTTGTAGGGGTAGCCATATCTGACTAACTTGTCTACAGCGATGGTCAAGGCACGTTTCATTACCAAAGCCCCAGCAGATTGTAGGAGGGTGTTAAGAGCGGCATGCTCAGAGCGTACCCTTACCCGTCTGCCGTCCAGCCCCGGAAGTGAACCCGTCGAGGATATGCGCTGGACTTTTAGGATGAGAGCATTGAGTGCGGGGAGGGCCTTAAGGAACTTGCTCTTAAGTTTATTACCCTCAGAGGCACCACCACCAACAATACTCCCGATTTTGGCGTCACCAGCACCATACAAAAAGGCATAAATGAATGTCTTGGCGTCATTACGTGACGGCAGACCTGCGGCCTTCTGGTTGTAGGTGTGGATGTCGCCGTGAAGGATAAGGTCCGTGTATGAATCATCCTTCATGTAGTGAGCTAACATGCGTAGCTCTAAGCCCGACGCGTCGATGCCTACGAGTTTGTGGCCCTCAGGGACGGTAAAGCATTTCCTGTAGTCCGACTCGCTGGGTATCTGCGCCATGTTGGGCGATGAGTGGGTCATGCGGCCTGTAACAGCACCGCACGTATTGACCCGACCGTGGATTCTGCCGTCATCCTTGACAGCATCTATCCAGCTCTTGAGCATTCCGACACGCTTCTGCAATGTCATATACTCAAGTACCTTGGCGGCCTCAGGAACGTGAGCGTTGGCGGCGAGCGTCTTGTCGTTCACGACGGGCTTGCCGGTAGGAGTTAACTCACCCCACTTGGCCCCCTTCTCCGCTAAGCGCTCTGCTACTTGCTGACGGCTTCCGACATTGAACATTGTTATCTTATCCTTTAGTCGCTTGCCTGTCTTTTCTGACCAACGCTCCTCAACGATTGGCGGAAAGATGGCCTGTAGCTCATCGCTAATGGTTGTCATCCTCGCATCATGATCGTTGAACAACCGACACGCCCGCTCAAAGTCTAGGGCGAATCCGTTGCGTTCCTGCACCGCCGTTATCTTAGCGACCTCAAGCTCCAGCTCGCGGCTGTAGTCTGAGAAGCCGTCCGCATCTAGGAGTCCGACGATGTACTCATAGATGTCATATGTTGCTCGACAGTCTGCTAGGCAGTAGTCAATCATCTCTTGCGTGAGGCCTTTGTCGAAATCTGCGGCGTCAAAATCCTCCTTGAGCCGCTGTCCTGCGCGTAATGCCCACTGCTTGAGGGAATGACCTCCGTCGATGCTTGGGTCATACAAACGTCCGAGTAGAAGCGTGTCGATGATCTCCAAGCCTCTAGGTTCCCATCCCCAGATTTCATGTAGTCGGGGGAGGTCAAACCCCACCCCGTTGTGCAGAATCAATGAACGACAACCAAGCCTCGTCAGCGTGGCATTCAGCTCTTCCGCCGAGTAGACGGCTACGCTTTCTCCGGTGTCCGCGTAGATACCCACTACCCAGATTTGTGTCCACGCGAGATCCGTTTCGATGTCTAGTACGCACTTTGTCATGTTTCAGATCCTCCTCGATCTTACTTATTTCTCGTTCGAGTACATAAGCGCCTATCTTACTCACCTCTTGTCCTCCTTCCTGTCTTTCGACTTGTTTTTGAATATCTTGTCCCAGTTATCGTTGAACTTCTTGGGGTCAGTGCGGCGCTGGCGTGAGCCTTTACCGCCCTCCCCTGTGAGGTCGCGGCCCATTAAAACTGCAAATCCAACTGTGACGCTTCATAGGATAGACCAAGAATTGCACGAGGTCTACCACTAGATCGGTCGGTGCCCACCTCGTCGATAGCGCCTAGCTCTAGAAGCTCTGTAACGCGACCTGTGACGGAGTTAATGGGCCACCCTAGGGCTTCCCCTATATCCTGCCTTGTGGCTTGTCCTAAGCGAATGATGACGTCTAGAACCTCGCGGCGTTTGCCACCAATCCCGTCGATGATGTCGTTATATGCTTTAAGTGAATTACTATGCATTAGAGCAAGCCTCCAATTATAAAGATGCCAAACAGCATGCACGCCGCTAAAGTGGCTTCAATGAATACGTCAAAGTCGTCTGGGTTTTTAAAAGGGTCGAACATTTATAAAGCCTCCTCTTCAGCTTCTATGGGCTCATAATCGGTGAGCCTTCCCGTGTCCACGTTATACAGTAAGTGCCCTGCTGGGCCTGTTATGCCGCTGAATCGGTTCTTTAACACTCGAATGTGCGTCGTGTTCCGAGCCGTCTCATCCTCTGCCTGCCCGTTCCGCTCCAGACCAATAACAAAGTCTGAGAGCTGGGCAATTGAGGCAGATCCTCGGAGCTGTGCGATAGAGGTCGCCGCCCCGTCCTCGTGCCCCTTACCTTCTGGGCGCTTGAGGTGCGACACTGCAAACAGGACGATGCCCGTGTCCTGCGTGAGTGTGCGTAGCTTGGTCATGATCTCGTCTAGGGCCTTACGCTCGTCGCCGTATTGACCACCAGATACAAGGATAGAGATGTGGTCGAGGATAATCACCTTGCAGTCAAGCGCCTTCGCCATGAAGCGCACACGCGAAACCACTTGATCGACGGTAGCGCCGGTATCGAAACTGGCGTCCATAATCATTAACTGATCGTCACCAAAGACACGGTCGAAAGAGGCCTTGTATTCCTCTGTGCCGCGCTTTACGGCTGAGGTAGGCAAGTGTACGGGCGTGCTTAGATCGACGCTCATGAAGCCCTCAGCGGTCCTCTCGACGGCCTCCTCCATGAATAGGCACCCGATTCGGCTCTTGGTGGTCTTCTTAACGTGCATGACGATCTCCCGAAGGATACTCGACTTGCCTAGGCCGGAACCGGCACAGATGGTCACCAACTCAGTTGGGCGGAAGCCGTACGTGAGGGCGTTGAGCGGATCCCAAGGGTAATAGCCAATAGCATCGGGCCGTGGTGTGTTCAGCTTCTCCCATAACTCCGAGCTAGACAGGACACCTTGAGGCGTATACTGGGAAGCAGACCAATAGAGATCCGTGAACGCTTTAGACTCGCCAGCCTTTAGGTAGTCGCATGCGTCCTTGCCGGTGCGGGGATCAAGGCGCATGACGCGGAGCTTTCCAGCAAACACGTCTGCGGCCTTGTCGATCCCCGCCTTCCCTGCGTCATCAGCGTCAAAACACAGCACGATCTCCTCGAAGCCATCCAGAAACTGGAAAGATTCCTTAAGATCCTTACCTGCCGCCGCCGCGCCGCCCTTAAGGGACACCACCGGCACCTTACCACCGAACATTTGGTTAGCCGCGACGGCATCCAGCTCGCCCTCAGTTATCACGATGCGGTTGCGCTGGTGGTTGCCATATTTCTGTTCGCCAAACAGGCCAGCACCTTTCAGCTCACCAACGATGCGAAACGATTTTGTAGCCACGTTTCGAACCTTGAAGGCACACGGCGTGTTCTCACCGTCTCGGAAATAAGGGTAGGCGTGCTCTGTAGCGCTCACCACGATGCCGTAATACGCGACGTTTCCGCTCGAGAGGTTCCGCTGTGGGATAGATGACGGCTTAGCATCACCCCAAGCACGCTGGAGCCTCTCAAGCTCTAGGTCATTGGGTTTAAACTGAACTTGATTATCTAACACTTTATGTGCCTCCGCTGGAGGATAATAATGATTACATGAGAAGCAGAAACGGTGGCTGTCGCTGTACTCCGCAACGGCGTCACTCGACCCACACTCCTCGCACGGTAGCTTGCTCCTTACTATGTGGGATTCCTCCCGATCAAAACTCATTCGACCTCCTTGCCTGAGATGTTGGGCGAATATTTGTCAATGTAGACGTCCGGCGGAAGTATCGCCGGCGTATTTAGCGCCCGTATGTATTCTCTGAAGCGACGCTCTTCATTAGTCTCTTTCGGTTTCTCTTCTTTGTCAACCATTACTTGAATACCGAACATAATTTCCTCCTAATTGTGGTAATGTGCCGCAAAACAGACCAGAGCCCTCTTGACAAGGGGTTGACAAGACCATACCTTGTTTATGGAGACCCTAAGGGATCGTTAAAACACTTCCTTTGTCTTCATGAGATGGATGACGTAAACGAGGGCTTTTAAAGCCTCTTAGGGGCACCATATCACCCCTCCGTTGGCTTAGGTGCCGTTAGTCCGTCCATCGTCGGGTAATGCGGCTTTAAAGAATTAACAGCCATATCCACCAACTCTGGAATCGGGTCATAAAGAACTTTCTCTATCTCACCGCCAGAGGCCAAAAACTCCTCCGTCAATCGGGCAATTTCTTCCGACTGTTTTATTTTAGCGGGTGTAAGCGGAGCGATCACCTCCTCGCTCCAGTCATAAAACTCATGGTTTAACACAATAATTCACCTCTTCTTCGATAGTCTCAATAAGCTCAGCGATAACCGGAAGCTCTCCGGCTAGGTAGTCGCTCCTGCTCTCTCGTAAATGCGTCTCGACCTCTAGCAGTAGGCGAACTGCCGCCGCTCCGTGGTGCTGTAAAGACAGTTTTCGCCATGCGGCATCGCAAACGCTATTGCTCTTCGTAGTCATAGGACAGGTTCTCCTCCACTCTATTTGTTTCGTCGCACAGCTTGTCATACTCATATCGCAGGGCAACGTATATGCGCTCCTGCTCCTCGTTAAGGCCGGCAGTCATGTCTAGCCTATGCAGAAGGCCGCAAGCCTCCTCCAGCGCGTCTAGCGCCTCCTCTAAGTAACGTAAACTCATCGTAAATACCTCTCACCTAAGGGCCAAACCTCGAAGTCTGCCACCCCTAGGTTTGAATAATAGTAGACCACTGGTTTTTGACCCGTGGCAATGTTGTAATCTATGGCGTAGCGTCTAGCCTCCTCAAAAAACGCGGACGACATAAGCTCATAAGCTCCCTCATCATCTGTAAATGTAACATAATAAAAAGCACTGCTCATTGTATCGCCTCCCTCGTAGCTTTCAAAGCCTCTTTTCGTGTCCAGTGTTGCGAGTTAACCAAATAATCCGCAACGCTAGAGCGGCGGCAGTGGTTAACCTCCCAAAAAAATAATAAGTTAAAGAATACCACCAATGCGGCGGCGGTTTTGTTGTTGTGACTGAGCCGATAGCACCGACCGCATAGCGTCTCTCGGCTCTCTCCGCCTGTCATCGTATTTAGAAGGATGGAGAAGGCCCGCGAGACCTCCCATAATTGATAACACATATTTAGATCATCTCCATGTCATAGTGAGGCCACGGGTCGCCCACTCGGCGGCCTTGGCGGCGTAATAAACTTGGTACGCTTCCACAGCGTCGGAGCGCTTACACTCATCTGGCATACACTGCGGGGGGTCTGTGAAGCCTAGGGCGTCGATGTTGCGGGGCGGCTGTGCCAGCGCCTCGGCCTTCTCGGCTATGGTCTTGTGAACCTTGCCGTAGCGGCGCGTGTATTCGTCTCCAAGGGCCATCATGTGGTCATAGGCCCATAGGTAGTGGTCGAGCGATAAACGCACCCACACGGCGCTGGGGTGGTTCTTATGGGTGGGCTTGTAAGCCGGTGACTCGCCGTCAAGCTCGTGATGTGCCGTCGAGAGAAGCTGAGCTGTCTCCAGTATCATCTTAACGACGTGACGGTCGCACTGCGCGTCCGCGGCTAATATCGGGTTACGGTCTAAGTAAAATATATTCATGTTGTGCCCTCTTTTAGTTGATGATGCAAAGAACGCCGAATAACGCCAGCGCTGATACAAGCGCCTCGATAATCGGGTAGTTTTTTATCAAGTTAGTAATAGCCATTTTTTTTCTCCGTGTTGTTACTAATAAGGTTGGCGACTAGGCGTCTGGTATCCACACTCGCTCTCGGTGTGAATCCTCAGCTAACCAAATCCAGTGAGGCCCCTTACCCTTGCGGGCAGTGCTAGCCGCCAAATAAGCTGGTCACCAGAGCGCCCCGTGAGGCGCTATCGAAACCCTCCTAAATGTGTGGATAATCCCAGTCCTGCGCCTCTCCGTGCCTCTCATAGGCGCAATGATCGCACAGATACTCCTCCGCTAAGTCGTCGTAAAACATATCGGCGGCGTCGTATGCCACCTCGCCGCACTCCTCACATATACCCATGTCTTACTCCTATACGTCAAGCCCCAAGCGCTCCGCTTGCTCGCACATGAGCGAGTAACACCCATGGTATGCGACGCTATGGACCCAGTCGCTGAAATTGCTCTGGAGGCCATACAGCTCGTCTCCGGCGGCATGCTCCGCGTGATCGAAAAGGTTACCGTCTCCGCGCATGGCGTCCACGATCTCGAAAGCTGTCGCAAAATAGGTTTCTACTGCCATTCGGTAGGCCGACTCGTGGAGTAACTGCCCCGCGTCTCCGCCAAACTTTTCGATCTCGTCCGCTACTTCGTTAGTGCGGCTCATACAGTCGCTATAAAATGCTGTGAAGTTCATTGTCCTATTCCTTGTTAGTTGCTTGCTTGGCGAATTTAAAAGCCGCTACGTAGTCTTTAAATATACGGCGAGTGTTTGGCAACTCCTCGCCTGTCTCCTGATCGTTCAGTATGACGGTGTAGCGGTAGCCCGACTCGGTTTCGTATTCCCGCACCTGAGCGTATAGCCCGTTTTCGTCTTTGTCTACTAATACGTTTAAAAGCTCCATACTAACTCCCCAAGTAAATAATTACGTTAAAGATGAAGGGCAAACCCCAATGGAGCATAAAGGCCGCAAATCCGGCCCCGCCTATTAGTATAACGAGAAGATCTTGAGCCTCGTGGGCCTTCAGTTGGTTTCGTTCTTTAATGGTCATCACCACGCCTCCCTAATTAGTCTTAACGCCTCTGCGCGTAACTCTGTTCGCTCTCCGCGTCGCGCTCCTTCCATTTTCCCAAGCTCTGAGGCCATGTCCCCTACGCGGGCGTCTAAGGCCGCCTCGTGGCGTTCTAGCACCTCACAGGGGCCATCCCCTAGGGTAGCCTCTAGAGACGCTCTACGGGCTACTGAGCGCGCTTTGAGCGTGGCTTTCAGTTCGTCTAACAGTTCTTTGTGAGTGGGCTTCATGCTATCGCCTCCGCTACGTTTCGTGTGCATCCGTCGGCGAGTGCCGCGTATACGTTTAATGCTCGCTGAGCGTCCCGCTTGGTGGCGTGGCGCTCAATGAAGGCCCCGTCGCGGTAGACGTCAAAAGCCCTGATGCTGATTGCTTTGCGTAAGTAGAACATCTCTTAATCCTCGTCGTCTTCTACATCGTCCCAAATCTCGGCGCATTTAGGGCATAGCTCAGCGCGGCATTTTGGGTTGTCTATCCAATCCCCTACGTGCGCGTATGAATGGCCCTCGATGTTTTTAGGTGCCCCGCAGACGGTCTCGCCTGCGTAGTATCCTGTCAATGTTATGTGTCTCATCTCAATCTCCTATGCGGGCCACACCCGCCTCTAATCTAACGCCCATACCTGAGCGGTAACCAATCTTGCGACGTCCGGCGGTGTCTGCCGTCCAGTCTTGAAGTACGCCATCTTTGAGGCAAATGACGTGACCTTTCACCGCGATTATGAACGTGCCTATTGGGTGCTCCTTAGCAAAGCGGTTAATCGTCATGCCGTTAAAGTTATTAAAGAAGCTTACCGAGCGACCGGCCTTTTCTGCGGCCTCTTGCAAAGCCAGCGTGTAGTCCGTCCACTTGGGACCGCGACGGTGTGGCCTGCCGTGCTTAGCTAGTAGGCGGTGCGCCTTGCCTGCGCTCCAGTTGAAAGCGCAAGCGATGCTCACGACAGTGCAAAAGTTTGTTTCGTTGTAGCCGCTCTGTGATCGCATAATCATTCGAACGTGTTCGTAATTTTGTGTAGGCATTGTCTGCGCCTCCTGTTTGGGTTGTTAGGCTATCCGCTGTAGCGCCCCGTGAGACGCTACGACTGATCTCCTATACTCTTAAGTGTTTGAAGCCCTCTACCTCAATTCCCAGCGCGTCTAGCGCCTCAAGGTCTTCTTTGATCCATCGATTGTAGGTGTTGCGACGCTCTCGCATTTCATCGACTTCCTTCGCAGATGCTTCAGGAATCTTATCTACCATCTCGCTGTACATTGCGTAGAAGGTCATTAACTTGCTTATTCGCTTACCGATTGTTTGCTCTGTCATGATGTTTCCCCTTTGGGTTTGGTTGCTTACTGTAAGGCCCTCTCAGAAGGCCCTATAGTAAGCCCTGAGAGCTGATCTCTGCGGCTCGGATTGTCTGCCCTTGCCGGTGAGTAGCTTCGCTCACAGAGGATTGTCTGCCCTCGTGTGTGATCTCAGCCTATACTCTCAGTGCTTGGTGTTGCTCTCAGTGTTCCGCGTGGCTTCGCTTCATCGCCTACCCGATGGGCTAGGCCGCGCTTTCCGCTGAGGTGTTGCTAGATGACCCGTCGCGCTCCGGTCCGCTAGGCTTGAGGCTGAGCATGTGATCCGGTAGGGGATCGCCGCGCCTCGCTAGTGGGTGGTTAACTAGGGGTTTGGTTAGATATTCAATGAAGGCCCTCTTCGTGGACTCCGACGCTAACCCGTCGCTTTCTTTACCGAGCCGCCCAATGTGGGGGTGACTCTGCGGGATTGTGGCTCCCCGTCGCCGTTGAAATGAATATTAGCAAACTGAGGAGCCCACGCAACCCCTAATTTCAATTTATTTTCACTTTGTGCATTATTTACATTATGGGCTGAACTCACGCGGCCCTATAAGGAGACGGGCGCGCGCGTATCTAACATGAATCAATAGCCCCGTAAAGGTAATATTACACAAAACGCGAATAAAGTTGTCCGAGTGTTACGGCATAGGGTGAGGCTAACGTCGCTTACAGGGCGTTTTAGAGGCCTTCTCGAGCGTGTTAGGGTTGGCACGGTTCGTGCTAGGCCCTAATCTGCCCCCTTACTGGTAATAGTTCACAAGGTTGTATTGATTGGCACGGCGTGTGCATGGCGTTGTAGCTGACCGCACGGCTCGCCGCTCGCTTATCCCAGCGTGTCCCGCATGGCCTAGCCCTATGGTGTGGCCCCATGGTCTAGCCTCATGGTCTAGCCTCATGGTCTAGCCTCATGGTCTAGCCTCATGGTCTAGCCTCATGGTCTAGCCTCATGGTCTAGCCTCATGGTCTAGATAGGGCCCCCTATAAAAGCCCCAGCGGCTCCCACACCGCCCCTCCCCTGTCACCTTTCTAGCTCCCCCACGGGCGCACCACCACGGTGCACCTCCACGGACAAGCACAAAGCATGCCAATCGGCCCCAAAAGGCCACACCCCGCGTACCTATGCGGTTTGGCGCCCGAAAAGCACCCCCACGGGGGCCTGTTGGGCTGGTGAGTATAGTGTGGTAGGCTCTTCCGTTTGCAAAGAGTAACTTTTGGGTCCCTTTTGGGCACTTATTAGCACATTTTAAGCACCCTGTGAGTAGCCAGAAAGGGCAATACATTCATAGACTTAGCCATATAGGCCCACAGAGCATAAATAGAGACCCAACCAGACCACTGTGTGACTATATGGGAACTTCACGAACAGGCATATATGGACTAGAACGTGACCTTTGTGTGAGCTTACCTGCCGTCTAGTTGGCTATATGGGTACTTAATTGACAAACCCCTCTAAAAATGCTACAATAAAACCGTATTATAGGCACTATATAGGACAAGACGGATTAGGCTTAAGCGACCTCTTCCTCCACACCTTTTCAGAGTGACTCAAGCGATCTCATCTACGGACATCATCTATCGACTCCCTCTGAGAAGACAACACCATCCAAGTTAAATCCCGCAGGGGACTATAGAGTAAGGAGTTTGAGATGCCTAACAAAGTAGGACGTCCAAGGAAGGCAGAGTTAGCGTCTACCAAAGACATGACAAAGAGAGAGCAGGCGCAGGCGCTTAAAGACTTTAGGGCCCGTCTACTTCTAAACCCGTCTTCACCTAAGCTGATTGAGAAACTCTTCGAGACGGCGTTAGACGACGACCACAAGAACCAAAGCGTGGCTATGAAAATATTGTCTGACCGCCTCTTGCCTGTCGCAGGCTTTACTGCTGACGGTAAGTCTCAGAGTGCTGTCCAAATTAACATCTCCGGCCTCGGTCAGCCCGACGCTGGTATTATTATTAACGGTGAAAGCGGGGAGATTGACGATGAGTGATTACCGCTACTTCACCTTAGACGAGTTTGATTGCCAACACACCGGCAACAACCAAATGGACCCTGTGTTCCTAACACGGTTAGACGCTCTGAGGGACGCATGCGGCTTTCCCTTCCGCATCACTTCAGGCTACAGGGATCCTTCCCATCCAGTGGAAGCAAAAAAGAAGAAAAGCGGCACACACTCACAAGGAATAGCCGCTGACATCGCCGTAGCAGACGCCTCACAGCGCCGTATTTTAGTCGCTCAAGCGCTCCGGCTAGGCTTTAATGGCGTAGGAGTAGCGCGTGGGTTTATACACGTAGACACACGCGAAACTACGCCTGTTCTTTGGCTCTATCATTAATGGCGGCTCTTAACTTAACCCTGACGGCTTGGCAAGAGACCGTATTTAAAGATCCTTGCCGCTTTAAGGTAGTAGCCGCTGGTCGCCGTACGGGCAAATCGTACCTTTCTGCCGTATCTCTTATCGTTAACGCACTTAACGGCAAAGACGGTAAAGTGTTCTACGTTGCGCCTACGCAGGGGATGGCTAGAGACATTCTTTGGGATCTGCTTTTTGACTTGGCTGGAGATATTATTGAGGCCAGCAACGTCAACAACTTAACTATAACCTTAGCGGGTAACAATACGATTTATCTAAAGGGCGCAGACCGCCCAGATACGCTTCGTGGGGTTTCGCTGAAATATTTAGTGCTAGATGAAGCGGCCTTTATGAAGCCGGACGTCTGGGAAAGCATCCTAAGACCGGCCTTATCAGATAAGAAGGGGAGCGCGTTATTCATTGGCACGCCAGAGGGAAGGAATCACTTCTATGACCTTTATTGTGGTGCCTCAAGCGGCGTATGGCCTGATTGGGATGCATGGACATTCTGCTCACGCGACAACCCTTACATAGATCCTGCTGAGATTGACCATGCCGAGGCTACGCTACCTCGCTGGGCGTTTGTGCAAGAATACATGGCATCCTTTGACGCGCAAGGTAGCGAATATTTTGACCCTAACGAGTTTCAATACTATGAAAAAAAGCCTAACAGTGCTGGTGATTTTTATATTGCTTGTGACCTCGCCGGTTTCGAAAATGACAGGGGGTCTAAGACAAAGAGAAGAGATAACTCAGCGGTTGCTGTAGTCTACGTTACAGATTCGGGTGATTGGTACGTCCACGATATAAAATACGGGAGGTGGACGCTAGATGAGACAGCAGAGACTATCTTTAACGCTGTTGCGGAGTATAGGCCGGTCAGTGTGGGCATTGAAAAAGGAATTGCACAGCAGGCCGTTATGGGCCCCCTATCGGACATTATGCGCCGTACTCATCGTACATTCCGTGTGGAGCTTCTAAGCCATGGCAACCAGAAAAAGGCTGATCGTATCCTCTGGGCTTTACAGGGAAGGTTTGAACATGGTAAAATACGTATTAGACGAGCTGATTGGAATCCGGCATTTATCGACGAAGCCTCAGCATTTCCGTCACAGCTAGTACATGACGATTTATTAGATGCAGTCTCGTACGTAGACCAGATGGCTATTATCCCATATTTGTCTGGCGATGAGATGCAAGACGATTGGGACCCCTTAGACGCAGAGGCAGGTTATTAATGAGCGAAGACATTTTCAACGGAGAGTTTGATGGCACCTCCTATGAAGGCGAACTAGCCTCGTGGGTTGTGAACAAAACACAAGGATGGAGAGATTACTACGAGGCAAACTATGCAGAGCGGCATGATGAGTATATGCGTCTCTACCGCAACAAGTGGGCCGCTGAGGACAAAGTGCGCGACTCAGAACGCTCTAAACTCATTGCTCCTGCTTTAGCGCAGGCTGTAGAGTCTAACGTAGCTGAGATTGAAGAGGCTACTTTTGGTCGTGGAAAAATATTTGACATTCGCGACAACTACGGTGACGAAGACCCCTCAGACATCGAGTACCTCCGCAACAAGCTCCACGATGATTTTGAGATGGCTAAGGTCCGCTCTTCTGTAGCCGAGTGCCTAATTAACGCCGCTGTGTACGGTACGGGAATTGGCGAAATCGTCATCGAAGAAAAAAAGGTATATACTCCAGCAACACGTCCTATGATGGACGGCTCTATGGCACAAGTAGGTGTAGAAGAGACATACCGTCCCCTCATTAAAATAAACCCCATCCAGCCCCGTAACTTCCTTATCGACCCTAATGCGTCTAGCGTTGACGAGGCTCTTGGTGTAGCCATTGACGAGTTTGTCTCTCGCCACACTGTAGAGATGCTACAAGAGCAGGGTGTGTACAAGGACGATGTATACGTAAGCGATGCGGCTTCTGATGTAGAGATAGAAAACGATCCTATGCTAGCCAGTCGTCCTACTGACCGTATTCGTCTCCTCAAGTATTATGGACTTGTACCACGCGATTACTTACTAGCCGAGGGTGTAGACGAAGAAGATATGAATGGCGACAGCGAGTACGTAGAAGCTGTAGTCGTTATTGCTAACGAAGGGACTTTGCTAAAGGCAACTGTTAACCCTTATATGTGTCAAGACCGTCCTATCATCGCATTCTCTTGGGATCTAGTCCCCTCGACCTTCTGGGGCCGTGGTGTGTGCGAAAAAGGCTACATGAGCCAGAAGGCTTTGGACACAGAGCTACGTGCGCGTATTGACGCACTGGCCCTCACTACGCATCCTATGATCGCTATGGACGCTACACGAATCCCTCGTGGACACAAAATGGAGATAAGGCCCGGTCGAGTCCTCTTGACTAACGGCGCTCCTCAAGAAAGCATTATGCCGTTTAATTTTGGACAGCTCAATCAGGTCAGCTTCGCCCAAGGTCAACAGCTCCAGAACATGGTGTCTCAAGCTACAGGTGCTGGTGAGGCTACGCAAGGAATGGTACAGAACGACGTAACAGCCGCTGGCATGTCTATGAGCCAAGGCGCTATCGTTAAGCGACAAAAGCGTACCCTTCTCAACTTCCAAGAAAACTTCCTTATACCGCTGGTACGTAAGTCGGCATTCCGCTACATGCAGTTTGACCCTGACAACTATCCAGTTAAAGACTACACGTTCCAGCCCTTTAGCTCACTTGGCGCTATGGCTCGTGAGTACGAAGTGGCACAACTCTCTCAGATCCTACAGGTTATCCCTGCGGACTCCCCTGCGCATGGCGCTGTCGTCACCTCTATTATTGACCATCTCAACGTCGGCAATAGAGAGCAGATCGTAGCGGCTATCGAAGCCGGTAATCAACCCAATCCGCAAGAGCAACAGATGCAACAGATGAAGATGCAAATTGAGCAGTCCATCGCACAAGGACAAGTTCAGTTACTGGGCGCTCAAGCCGCAGAGTCTCAATCACGCGCTCAGAAATACGATACGGAAGCACAGCTTGCTCCTACTGAGTTAACTTTAAAGTACAGCGATCAAAACAACGACGGAAAGCTAGACTCTGACTTCGAAAAGCGTGTTAAAACTGCGGAGCTATTGCTGAAGGAGCGCGACATCGCTGTAAAGGAAAGATCCTCGACAAACCCAGAAGCTCAGTTACGGCAAATGATGCAAGAAAGAGGTCCTTCAAACAACATGCAAGGTTCTTAAATTAAAAATCAACGAGCCCGACTAAGGAGTAAATTATGTACAAGTCATGCGGATGTAAAGGTAAGAAGTGTAACTGCGGATCTGGAGGTTACAAATAATGCCAGCGAAGCGAGGCCTATACGCCAACATAAATGCCAAGCGCAAAGCAGGCAAGACAATGAGAACAAAAGGGGCTAAAGGTGCCCCCACAGAGCAAGACTTTAAAAACGCGGCTAAGACCGCTAAGAAGATGAAGAAGTAATGCCACGCAAAGCAGGCCCCGCAAAGGGCAAGGCAAAAGTTAAGGTTACAGCTTCAGGTAAGAAAGTAAGCTACGGACAGAAAGGTGCTAAGGTGAAGCCTAACACTAAAAAAGGCGACAGCTACTGCGCCCGCTCTGCTGGTCAGATGAAAAAACATCCCAAGGCCGCTAAAGACCCTAACAGCCCCTTACGCCTTTCACGCAAGCGCTGGAAGTGCAAAGGCTCTAAGAGTTCAAAATAGTTTGACCGTACACTGAAGTTTTTGATATAATAGGTATTGAGGTCTATATGGCCTCCTTCCCACCCACAGCGCCCTAAAGGGAGAACGCATGCGTAATGTAACTGTAAAAGAGCTTGATGAAACGCTCACTCAGCTCAATAAGATTCTTGCTAGTCTGAACGCCCGAATAGAGGCGCTAGAGGAAGCCACAAAGGCCAACCCCACAGTAGCTCGTAAATCACCAGCTAAAAAGGAATCTTGATATGAACGAGCAAGAGAAAATTTTTGACGCCGCCCGAGAACTATTTAACACAGAGGGATGGCAAAACTTTGTATCAGACATTCAAAACAACATCGCCAGCATCCGCGTAGAAAGCATCGACGACGAGAAAGGCTTTTGGATTGCCAAAGGGCAACTTAACGTCCTCCACTCGATCTCAGGCTACGAAAACATGATGAAGGCGGCAGAAGAGCAGGAAGAAGAAGATGACGATGCGTCGGCTATATGACGTACGCTGTTCCGACTGTTCAGACGTAACTGAGGCGTTTGGCTACTCCAACGACATTTTCCGGTGCGGAACGTGTGGAGGTGAAGCCAAGCGCATCATTAGTCCCGTTCGTTGTAAGCTCGAAGGTGTGTCAGGGGATTTTCCCTCGGCCTCCGACAAGTGGGCAAAGCGACATGAACGTGCGGCTAGGAACGGGGATAACGGTTAAGCCAACTGCCTCGTAAACACTAACACCGAGAACCCTTACAGGACCGGAGATACTTAATGGCTAAGATAATAGACACCGACGTAACCGAACAAGAAGATAACTCCGCCGAGTTTGCTTCGCTCGCTGAAGAAGAAACTACAGAGGCCTCACAGGCCGCTCCTGAGGTAGCTCCTGAGGAAGAAGTAGCTGAATCTCCAGCAGGAGAAGAGTCTAACGAAGAGGAGCTTCCTGAGAAGTACAGAGGGAAGAGTGCCGCTGAATTAGCGCGCATGCATCAGAACCTAGAGCAGTTAATGGGTAAGCAGTCATCCGAAGTGGGTGAACTACGCAAGGCCGTAGACTCTTTAGTTCAGCAGTCCATGCAGGCTCAGTCAGCGACCGCAACATCCGCACCAGAACCCGACGTAGACGACTCGGACTTCTTTACTGACCCCAAGGGTACTGTAGAGCGTCTCATCGCCCAAAACCCAACGCTACAAAG